GACATGGGTGTCCGTTATTCGGGTATTAACGGACATGGGTGTCCGTTATTCGGGTATTAACGGACATGGGTGTCCGTTATTCGGGTTACCCCTTAGTGATTGCACCCATCACCCGATATATTGCCCTTATGTCTTCGAGCGGCAATTCCAAGTCGGGGTATATGCGTTTGCCGCGGCCGTTGGTGGCCGTGTTGAGCGCGGACAGCCTTACGCGCGTATTGTCTTCCGACGGATAGGCTAGCCGTATGGTTCTAGTGTCCGCCGTCATGATTAGGTACTTTCCCCCTGCCATCATCGCCCCAGCGGTGGGCAGCACGAAAATGGTATCGCCCGATGCGTACTTAGGTGCTGCATCCTCGCTATGGTATTCTATGCCGACACAGCCAGCGAAGTAAGGCACGGACACGTGGCCGATTGTCGGATAGTTGTCGGGCGTTAGTGCTGCGCCCCTGTCCGCCTGCGCGTACACGTTGAGGATGGGTTGCGCATCGCGCCGCTCGCCGATGCCGAAGAGGTCGCGCCCCACTATGGCCGTTATCTCGTAGAGGTAGGCATCTTTGAAATTGTTAGCGAGAAACCGCGTGTTAAGCCCTTGCCGCGATATTCCCAGCCGCTCGGACAACCACGTTAGGTTTACTTGGTTGGATAAGAGGATTTCTTTTACTTCCTTTCCTGTCATATTCTCGTTATTTTGTCAGTCTGTCGAGCATTGTCGTTAGCTGCTGTATCTGCTGCTGTGACGTGGCTACGACCTCTATTAGGTGCGATTTCTGTTGTTGTGACGTATCCAGCTCCTTGGTGAGCGTGGCCACTGTCTCTGTAAGAGTTGTAATAGTGTCCTTGCGGTTCTCATTGTCGATGTAGCCGCTGTAATTGTATTGCGTGCCGATGCTGTCGCCGTCTACGCTGTTCTTTGTGCCGACGGACACAGCCCCCGATGCGGTGGCAATGGCCTGCATGCCTGATGCGCTAACGTTTATAACTCCATCATCAAAGAAGTAACCAACTGGTACTTTGAGAACATAGGCCAAGTTTTCAATGGTGCTGACCTTAACGTCGGCACCAGCAAGTAGGTTCTCAATGGTTGTGCGTGAAACTTTGGTGAGTTCTGATAGCCGACTCTTGCCAATTTTACTTGTTTCTATTAATTCTTTTATTCTATTGATATTCATGTAGTTATCATAAAATGACCAATTAAGTTTACAAAGTTTAACACTAAAATGTTCATTAAAGTTTGCATATATGTTCATTAAAGTGTAACTTTGCATCAGAAATCAGAAACAAAGATACAAATAAAGTTTCTGAAACGCACAAATATTTGTGCAAAAATAAGAACCGCATGTGCGGTGGTTCCCCTGCCAGATGGGGCTGTAAGGCTCACGGAATAGTCCGACATAGAGCCGATGCAGAGGCCAATCGTAGAAGCAAGCAGCCGTTTATCGGTCGAGGCAAGCAGCGAGGAAGAAAGTGATAAGCTAAGAAGAGACAATGCTTTTATTTCTAAGCAAATAGGCAGGCGCCGTCGCATTCGGCATAATGGTGGGCGAAGAATAGTAACCCCGAATAAACCATCATCGGTTAGCCTGCCACTAAAACAAAAAAATAGGGTAACATGGAAGAGAAAAAAAAGCCTGTTGTTCCCATCCTTCGTAAGATGAAGGTCGGGGATGTTGAAAAATGGCCTATCGAGCGCATAGAAGTGGTTAGAAATTCAGTGAACCGCTACATGGCGCAAAATAGGCGCAGCGGTGTTCGTTTCGCGCTGCGTAGCGTGAAGTTTGATATTACGATAACGCGTACGGCATGAACATGGACGTAAGGCTGTCGTGTTACGGCACGATATGCGCGTTATGAACGCCGAAACGTTCAGCCAGAACCAAGCCGCCAGAATTGTGGGCGGCAAGATGCGGCTTGAACATTTGATAAGGGCAGGTAAGGTTCGCGCCATAAAAGGGAACGACACCGCCCAAAACGGCCGTTGGCGGATAAACGCCGCGGACGTGTTGAGAAATGCGCGTGCAGTTGACAGATGCGCGCGTATGTCAGTCCTGTAATCTTCAATACAACTTCCACCGCAATGCGGTGGTTCGCAACTCGGCGTTGGGAGTGGCGGTAATTGCAAAGAAACCTAAGTCCGTACGGATATGGTGAGCGGTCAGCGCATTGCATTCATCCGCATGTAACGTCGTACCACTGCGGAGAACCTGAAAAGGCGGCTACCACCCTGGCCAGTAGCTAGGGGTGACCTAGAAGAGTGGGTAGCCTTAAAGGGTCGATGCGGCCTAATGCAGCCACGCGAACTCACGCGTAAAAAGAGGAGTGGCAATCAATTGCCCAGCTGCCTACAAAGTCGGGGCAGTTTTAAAATTGAAATTTCCATGTATATACATTGTATGTACGTTACGCATTGGCTTTCGCGTAGGGCTAAGCGTATGGGGTTAACCGACTTCGTCGAGCCTATAAACGCTTATATAACGGCTAGCCTGTATGGTCATGATGATGACTATATAGTTCTAACGCTATATTGGGGTTGCGGCTGGGCGGCTGGTGTGCCAGACGATGTTCAGACAAGGTGGATAAAACCGATGTTTGGAGATTGGGTGGATAAGTTCATAAGCTATCTTACCGATTTGAACCGCGATGGACAAATCGGTGTTAGCGATGGATATAACCGCACTAGCATAGTGTTTCCAAAAAGCACTTTTGGGCTGATACTCAAAAGTTTTGATGGGAACAACGTGAGGTTGGTTTAATTCCTTTGTTTGCCCCCAGGAGGGGTGGAACAATCTGGGGTATTCTAGCACCCTGGTATCATCAAGCTAGAATGGTTGATGGCATAGACATCCAATTTCACTCGTACAGGTTGGCGAGTATAAACAATCAATGGGCGGCTTTTGAGAGTGTTTCACGCCGAAAAACGAAACCTAATAACCTAACGGCCGCCGTATCGAATGTTGTTCGTTATGGCGGACGTATAACAAGAAAAATTATGAGGACTAAGGTAATCAGCTGGCTGAATAGCCGCAGCGTGTTCTTTTCCCGAATATCGGGCGAGCGCATTACAAGGCGTGATGTCATTCTAACCCACACCATCGTCATAGGCATGATGGTAGGTGGGTTCTTGTTTGAACATTATCCGCTCGTGTCGCTCGTAGCTGTGGCCGTCGTGGCTTTAAGCGTAAAGAGATTGAATAAGGGTTAACATGTATAGTTGTTGGTAGATTTAGTTATTTAGTTTATTTTTTTTTTGGCGCAGCAGGAGTGCGGACAAGTGATTGCCTGGGCGGTTCAATTCCGCCGCGTCAGCAAGTAAACTCATGTGTTTTTCATAGGTAGTATAATTGTTTTTTGGAAATCGTTAGCGCGTGGCCGTGAGGTTATGCGCGCTTTTTTATGGACATCTAGCTGTCCGCGAATGGTAGCGCGGAGCGTCTAAGGCACGGGAACGCATAGGTCGATGTGGTTCAATTCCATAATGTCCACTTAAACCAAAATTAAAAGCTTATGGTATATGAATTTAGGACTTTGCGCGCCGACGAGATAGAATGCCGTGTCGGTGCGGTGACGGATAAGGGCGTTAGCCTTCTGATGTACAAGGATGCGCGTGTCGATATGCGCTTACTTGACGAGGTCGTGGGTGCAGAGAATTGGCAGCGTAAGCACGAGCTTATCGACGGCCAACTCTTCTGTACTGTCTCAATAAGAGACGAGAAGGGCGAGTGGGTTGGCAAGCAGGATGTCGGCACGGAAAGTAACACGGAAAAGGAGAAGGGGCGCGCATCCGATGCGTTTAAGCGCGCGTGTTTTAACTGGGGTGTAGGGCGCGAGCTGTACTCTTGCCCCTTCGTATGGGTTAACCTAGCCCAGAATGAGTGGAAGGCCAACGCCTACGGCAAGAGCCAACCTCGCGTTAAGTTCCATGTGAGCGAGATTGCTTACGATGATAACAGGAATGTGTCGCGCCTTGTCATTGTCGACGACAGCGGAAGAGTGCGATTTACATTTGGGGGTGGTACGCCGCAACAGCAAGGGGCGCAGCCTCAACAACAGCCTCAACAACAACAGGCACCGACACAGCCAACACATAAAAATGCTGATTACGAAAAATTAAAGAAGGTTCTGTTGCAGGTCGATAAAGTTAAAACACGGCAGGAGCTAATCGCTATTTATAACGCTAATCTAGCGTTAGGCGGATGCAAGCAGTTTATCGATGCTTGTATTGCTAAGCAAGCCGAGCTTAAAGAATTGCAAGAAAAAAAATAAAAAAACATGGCAGTACAAAAAATTTTAGATTATGCTTTTCGAGAAGAACTGGTATCTGCTTTGATGGACGGCGGGTTTGGCATAGACAAAGCGCAAGAAATTGTTGATAGTCGTCAACGAATGGCCGTTAAGGAAGGTGCGCTTGCAATTCTGAAGAATGTAATCAAACTTTTTGAGGAAGAAAAATTTGAAGAATTATCGAAGATGCTTTCCTTCTCGCCTGCTGGCGATGGTTACGGATGTAATAATGATTATATAGATTTTTCGAGCCTGGACCAAACCAATCGTTCAAATAAATTAGATAAGGACTTCTCGGATATTGGTACAATAATACGCTTTTTAGATTGTAAGAATAAGTAAAAAATGGGAAATAACGTATTAAAAAAAAGCGCGGTAGTATTCGACCCTACCGCACACACCTACACGCTAGGTGATAAGAGGTTGGGCGGCGTTACGGCCATCGTAAAGTGGCTGTTTCCCGATACGTATAAGGATATACCAGCGCACATCCTCAACGCAGCCGCCGAGCATGGCTCGTTGGTTCACGCTAAGTGTGAACTATACGATGCTATGGGCGTTGGCGATGACATGGAGGAGGTGCAGGGTTACATCCGCCTGTTGACGGATGCAGGGTTGAAAACCTTAGAAAGTGAATATCTTGTCGACGATGGCGCGGCCATTGCATCGAGCATAGACAAGGTATTCGAGCCTGACGACAACGGCCTGTATACGCTGGGCGACATCAAATGCACGTCAAAGATACACGTGCAGAACGTTACCTTGCAATTAAGCATATACGCCGCATTGTTCGAGAAGAACAACCGCGGTAAGAAGGTGGGTAAGCTGTATGTCGTATGGCTACCAAAAGCGCAGTATGGCAAGCCGCAGCTTATGGAATTGGAGCGCATCCCAAAGGCGGCATGTACCGCCATCATGAAGGCGTACCTGGCAGGTGAAGACCCAACGCCATTGCGCGATAAGTACTTCCCGAAGGATGACGGACTGAAAGAAGAGCCAATTCCAGAAGATTTATCAGATTATGACGCCGAATTGGCTGAAATTGAAGAAAAATTGGAAAAGCTCGAAGGGCGTAAGGAAGAATTGAAAGCGACCATATATGAACGTATGTGTGCAGGTGATGCTAAAAAGTGGACGGGAAGTCATGTGATACTTACGCGCAGGCAGCCTAGCTTCCAAGAGCGAGTGGACAGCACGAAGTTGAGAAAAGAATACCCTGAAATATTCAAGGCGTGCAAAAAAATATCGCCCGTTAAGGGTGGTGTTACGATAAGTGTAATAGCATCGGCTGACAAAGAGCCTGAACTTAAAGAGTAGATGTTATGGGTAAGACTATGAACAAGGTGTTTATTGTCGGCTATGCTGGCGGTGATGCCGAACAGCGCACCACACAGAACGGCGTTAAGTACGCGCGTGTGTCGCTGTCGACCTCGTATGGGGGTTACAAAAAGCAGGATGGCACGGACGTGCCAGAGCGTACGCAATGGCATCATTGCGTTGCGTGGAACAACCTTGCCGACACGATGGGGCGGTACGTCAAGAAGGGCATGAAATGTGCTATTACTGGCCGCATCGAGTACGGCACATACAAGAACGCGCAGGGTGTGGACATCCCCACCACGGAGATAGTGGTTGAGGAGCTAACGCTGATGAGCCAACCCCAGGCGCAAGGGGCGCAGGGACAACAGCAAGCACAGCCTCAACAACAGCCACAACAGCCCCAAGCGCAGTATCAGCAAGGGAACTATCAGCAGCAGCAACAGCCACAGCAATACGCCCCACCACAGCAGCAGCCGCGGCAGACACAACAGCCGCAGCAATACGGCGGCTATCAGCAACAGGGGCAGCAATACGGCGGCTATCAGCAGGGCGCGCAGCAGTTCCCCCCGAACGTGAATGAAGACGGATTGCCATTCTGAATTTATTGAGTATGAAAAGTGTGCTAATGGAGAAGAGGGACGGGAAGGTGTGGCTAGATACCGACTTGGAGTTCCTCTTCTCCACACTTCGTAACGGCCGCTATATCATCAGCGTTAAGCGCGCCAGTGAGAGGCGAACGATTGCGCAGAACGACCTCATGTGGTCGTGGTTCTCGTGCATCGAGGAGGAAACAGGCACGGCCAAGAATGACGTGTATATGTATTATTGCAAAAAATTCTTGTGTAAGGTGGTGAGTGTTGGTGAGCGCATGGAGAAGATATGCCAGACGTCATCAATGCTCAATACCGCACAGATGGCCGACTTCTTGAAGAAGATACAGGCGGATGCCGCGGCCGAGTTGGGCATAACGTTACCTATCCCCGAAGATAGGTACTTCGAGGATTTTTACAACAAATATAAAACTTAATAACATGGAATTTAAGAAGATAGGTTTTACAGACAAATACACCCTTAACGCCACATATACGAACAATGACGGCGATACGATTACGTTGTCGGGGTGTAATGCTATTCACCCCGACTTGCTGAATGCGTTCCGCGCATTAGTGCCGCACTTGGCATTATTGACCTAACAGCGCGAGGCGTTTAACAAGACATTGCTCGACTTGGAGGAAGAGAAGGATGACAAAAATAAAGATAATGTGTATAAGCGTATCGGTGTTACAAGCGTAACGATAGGCACGGAAGATGTTATCTTGTTCGGCCAGCGTGTAACCGATAACGGCGAGGTCATTAAGCTCGTCAGTCCCAAAGTAAACTTGGATAGCAGTATATACGAGCATAATAACTCTTTGTCCTTGGCGGTCGAGGGCTTGAAATACGAGGCTAAGCTGTATGTCAAGGAGAAAAAGTGGAAGTACATACAAACTACGTTGGATTTTGCCGAGGAAAAGAAGGTGGATGCGGACGAATATCCGTTTGACAGCGTACAGCCAGACGAGGTGCCGCGTGTCAGTGTCGAGTTCTCCGCAGATGTGCCGCCTGTCGAAGAGAAACCGAAGAAAAGGCGAAAGACAAAGATAGTTAAGATGAATTGATATGACGGCTAATGTGATGCGCTACGTACGCACCCCAAATTGCTATAAGGTGTTGTTCTCGTACCATCCGCGGCTTGTCGAGTGCGTCAAGCGCATTCCATCCGTGCATTACAAATGCCATGAGGGCGAAAAATTCTGGGAGGTTCACCCCGATTTTGAGAATTATCTGCACCTCATGGCGGACTGGGCTAAGCGTAAGGGGTATGTCAGCGGCGTGTGCTGGGAGAAAGACGAAGAGCCTATCGAAAGCTATGAGGTGCCGCCACTTCCTGACCTCGACGTACCGCACAACATGACGTTAGAGCCGTACGAGTATCAGCGGCAGGGCATCGCCTACGCGTTGGAGCATAAGCGGTGCATCATGGGTGACGAGCCTGGCCTTGGCAAAACTGCGCAGGCCATCGGCACGCTTACGGCGAGCGGCGCATGGCCTGCCTTGGTGATATGCCCCACGGCGTTGAAGGTGAACTGGCAGCGCGAGTTCATGAAGTTCGGCGGAGTGCAGGCCATCATTCTTGACGACAAGAATAAGGCTACCTGGCATAACTTCTGGCACACGATTAACCAGAAGGGCGAGCCGCTGGCCAAGGCGTTTATCGTCAATTACGAGAGTTTGAAGAAATTCTTTGTAACGAAGATGAGCGATAGCCCGCGGTTTCAGATGCGCGGCGTACATTTTGACGAGCGCATAAACCTGTTTCGCTCCGTCGTTATCGACGAGTTTCACAAGTGCAAGAACAGCAAGACACAGCAGGCTAAGTTCGTTAAGGCGATATGCAAGGGTAAGGAATATGTGTTGGGCTTGACAGGTACGCCAGTCGTTAACAACAACTTCGATTTGATTATGCAGCTTACCATCATGGGACGGCTCGAAGATTTCGGCGGATATAGCCGATTTGTCGAGCGTTATTGTGGTGGTTATGGCGGTGCTAGCCATATTAGGGAGTTGAATTTCTTGCTCAATAAGTGGTGCTTTTTTCGCAGGCAAAAAAAAGACGTATTGAAGTGGCTGCCAGACAAAACGCGGACTTATCTGAGTGTGGAGATTGATACGCGTAAGGAATATGCCGAGGTACAGCGCGATATGATTACCTACTTACGTGAGTATTGCAATGCGGACGATGCCAAGGTGGAGCGTGCGTTACGCGGTGAAGTGATGGTTAAGATGGTGCTTTTAAGACAAATCTCTGCCAAAGGCAAGATAAAAGCCGCCACAGAGATTATCCACAACACCATTGACGGGGGGCAGAAACTTATAGTCTTCTGTTATTTAAAGCAGGTGGTAACGGCCTTGAAGGCCGAGTTTCCCGACGCCGTGACCGTCACGGGTGAGGACAACGACAAGGCCAAGCAGCGCAGTGTCGACGCGTTCCAAAACGACGATAATACAAGGTTAATCATCCTTAATTATCTAAGTGGTGGTACTGGGTTGACACTAACGGCTGCATCTAACGTGTTGTTTATCGAGTTCCCCTGGACGTATTCCGATTGCTGTCAGGCGGAGGACAGGGCGCATAGGAATGGACAGAAGAACGCAGTAACGTGTACTTATCTGCTTGGTATCAATACGATAGACGAGTATATGTATAATATCATACGAATAAAAAAGAACATAGCCAACAGCGTAACCGGCACTATCGAGGACATCGAGGAGCGTAAGGTCTCGATGCAGCAGATGGTGATGGATGCGGCATTGGACATGTTCAAAGGTCAGTATTAAGAAGTTATGAAGTTAACCGAGAGCCAAATTCAAAAGCAATGCGTGGCGTGGTTTCGCTTGCGTTTTCCAAGCATCGAGCCGTTGTTTTTCAGTGTCCCCAATGGGGGGGCGCGCAACGTGTGGACGGGGCGTGTCATGCGTGAGGAGGGGGCGCGCGCAGGCGTGGCCGACCTCATCCTGCTGATACCGAAGGGCGGCTATGCCTCGTTGTGCATTGAAATGAAGACGGCCAAGGGCAAGCAATCGGCCGCGCAGGTAGCATTTATGGAGCTGGCGCGGAAGATGCGCAATAAGTATGTTGTATGCCGCTCGTTTGACGATTTTCAAAGGGAGGTTAACGAATATCTAGGGTTATGAGTTACGGCGACTATATCGAGGACTTCTGGGCGAATACTAGCACGTTGAGGCTTGATACTGGGCAGACCGCGTTTTGGTTTGCCTTATTGACCCTTTTTGTCCGTGCCGACTTTCCCGACCGCCTGCCTGTGGACAATGCCACGTTGTGCGGCATGCTTGGCGCGGACGAGCGTAGTGTGCGCCGCTGGCGTGATAGTCTGGCGGACAAGGGTGTTATCGGCTGTGAAAGGGGCGCAGGGCGAAAGCCGCCGACGTACATTATCGACCGGGCCAAGATACAGCCGCGCGACCCTAAGTCTGATGCGGAGAAGTCCGTAAACAAAGGGGTTGAGGACTGGGCCAAGCCTCAACCAAAAGACGAGAAACCAAAGCCAAAGCCAAAGCCAAAACAAAAGTCTAAGCGCATGCCGAAGACCGAGCATGACGGCCAGATACTCATTCCATTCAAAGAAGAAAGACGGCCGAAGTTGGTAAAGCAAGAGCCGCCGCCCCCGACCATCGAGGAGGTTGAGCGGCTGTTCGCCATGAACGGCCGCACGGAGGATGAGGCTAAGGAGTTTTTTTATTACTACGATGCCCAAGGCTGGCATACGTCGGCAGGGCAGAAAATTCAGAATTTAGACAGCATGGTTAACCGCTGGTTGACCAATGGGAAAAGAAAACTAACGCAAACAAAAACGCAATATGGAGGAGGTGATACGGAGCTTGACAAGCGGCGCGAGAGAAATATCCAAGCCGCGCAATACATCATATCTTCGCTTGACGAGGACTAGGGACGAGTGTATGGCATTCTTACAGCGATGGGGAGCGAGCAGGCAACTGGAACTCACCGCCGACCCCACATGGTGTTGTATGGGCGGAACGCCCACGCTAACGCAGGTGAGCAACGTCTACGGCAATCGGTTGTCGGTTAATTGGTTAATATCCATGTTGACCGACTTCCAGAACGTCGTAGGCATCAAGGAAGACAATAAGCTCGGCATCAATGCTTTGGCCGAGATTAGCGAGATGATATACAACAAGTATAAGCATCTGAAATTGGCCGAGTTCATGCTTTTCTTTCAGCGTATGAAATTCGGCGATTATGGCAAGGTGTACGGCAGCATTGACTTCGCCTATATTGCGCGCGCCTTGCGGCAGTTCTGCGAGGATAGGGCGTTGATAATAGACCGCGAATTGCAGCGGCGGCGCGAAGAGGAATACCGCGAGAGTTTGGCGCGGTCTGTATCGCGCGAGGAGTACGAGCGTATGGTGGCCGAAGGGTGGAAACCTGCGGCCGAATAATGGTGGCCTATGTACTTCGTTACCATATACTATCGCAGCCGCGATATGGATGCCATTCGTGCCATACGTGAGCGGTTCGGTTTTGAACAGGCCATGAGCGTTAACGGCACATGGCCTGTGATGGTGCGGCATGAGGACTGGCAATTGCTTTGCGAATGCGAGAGCCGCGGTTATATTGACATCAGATTATTTGTAAACCAAAACAAGATGAAAGCAAGTGAACTCTTTATAACGACCATATCGGACTTTTTAAAGGCCGAATGTGAGAAGGACAGGCAGTTCGCCGCGAAGATGGCGGCGCAGCCGGAGAAAACGCCAGAGGCCGTGTGTAACTACATCATGGCCGAGGTTAGTAAGTCGAAGAGGTGTGGTTTTGACGATGCCGAGATATACGGCATGGCGCGCCACTTCATAGACGAGAAGGAGTTGAAAGACCCAGGTAGCGGTGCGAACAACGTCAGCAAGGTTGTCGTCAACACTTCTGCGGACATGTCCGAGGAGGATAAGGCCAAGATACACGAAGAGGCAGTGCGACGTCAGCAAGAGGCTTTGGAAGAAAAGCGGAAGGCGGATGAGGTCAAGAAAGCCAAGCAGGAGAAGGAGCGCGAGGAGCGGCGGCTGGCCAAGCTGCGCGAAAAGCGCGAGAAAGAGAACGCAATGCAATTGGACTTATTCGGCTGACGTATGGATGCGAGATATTGGGGTCTGTGCGAGAGTTGCGCGCACGCCGTTAACATGGGCTACGGCATGGAATGCGAGTACAGCCCAGAGGGTTGTAATGGCCGATGGCGGCCGCTAAACGAAAAAGGAAATGAAACCGAAGACGAGAATACAGCGCGAGGTATTGGCATTGTCCAGTGAATTGCCGCCGATTAGCGATGCGGCTAAGCGTTGGGCGAAAAGTAAGCCCTTCCGCAATATCGGCCTTATGCGGCGCGCGCCGCACTCGACAGAAGACGGAGTTGTGCGCTGCCAATGCTGCGGCAATGTGTATATATTGGAAGGCGGAGTGAGAATGTTAGGCAAGGTAAACTTCTCAAAATGCCCGAAGTGTGGCATTGAGCTATACCTGTCGCAGGTTACTAAGTTATCCAAGACAACAGATGCCGCACTATGCACAATAGTACAATCATACAAGGGTTGGCAGGTATTCCGCACGATGCAGGCGGAGCGCGAGAATGACATATCAAAATGTACGGAATATCGGTTTACGGAGGTCTTTCAGAATTGGATAGCCGAGGATGGCAAGGAGGTTATTGTCGGCCACGGCTGTGCGCGCGGTGTTAATTACTTTCATTGGAAGCTTGACGAGCCGATGAGCATTAGACAGCATAACGGCGGCGGTAGTGGTGTGTACTTGTTTGAGGATGTCTACTCCGTGGCTGGTAATTACCTTTATCCGCGCATGTCATTCACACCGATACTGCGGCGTAACGGCATGTCGGCCGCGCTGATGCGGTCCAGGGGTGCCGACCCCTTGGTATTGACAAGGCGGCTGCTTACCGACCCATTCGTGGAGGAGCTTGTCAAATGCGGCCAGCGTGCCGTGCTGGTGTATTGGCTCAATAGCGGCGGCGTGATTGCCGACCGCACGAGCTGGCAACATGCCATACGGATATGCGTGCGCAATGGTTATGTCGTCAATGATGCTGGCTTATGGTTCGACTTATTGGATGCGTGCAGGGAATTAGGACTTGACACGCACAGCCCGAAGTACGTATGCCCTAGCGATATGGGTAAGATGCACGACCGCTTAATGGCGCGCATCGCTAAGGTGCGGCAAGAGAAAGAATTGAAAGAGAAACGTAAGGAGTTGAACGCGTTTGAACGGGGCTACGCTAAGCGTATGGGCAAGTACTTCGGACTGTCTTTTTTTAGCAGCGGCGTTAGCATTGAACCGCTGCGTTCTGTGTCCGAGTTCATGGACGAGGGGCAGGCAATGCACCATTGTGTGTGCGATATGGGCTATTACGATGCCAAACGCCACCCGAACAGCCTTATCCTATCCGCGCGTGATGCGGACAGCGGAGAGCGCATCGAAACGATAGAGGTTAACACGAAGGTTTGGCAGGTGGTGCAGTCGCGCGGCGTGTGTAATGGTGATAGTGATAGGCACGCGGAGATATTGCGGATGATGGACGAGTTCATGCCGCAGATACGCGCCGCGGCAGTAGCTGGATAAACTTAAAAAAAATAATGGAAATGGAAACAAGATACAGACTGATAGATACGGCCAATAATATATGCTTAGGCGTATTCGATACTCTGAAAGATGCGCATATACTCGCGTTCAATCACTTAATAGATAATGCCCTTACCATATTCGACTTTAAGCTTGTTAAGGTAGATTTGTCGTCATGGCAGGATATAATTACGTTCGAGGATGCGCTGGAAGTGCTGTATTTGCGTAACCCCAACCATCCGTATAGGATGGCTTACATCGACATGATGGGGCATAACTTGAAGGAAGTAGAGGCGTACGACGAGTTTATCGAGAATGTGGGGCATGACGTGCTGGCCTACATCAAGCTGCGAATTGTCACGGCCGCTATAAATGGCGAGTGGCAAGCAGACTTCGGCGAGAATAAGGTGCGCTACTATCCTACGGCATACATCTATCCGCAGGGTGAACGCAGTAAACTGCCATTAGACAAGGTAGACTTGGTGGTTGATAACATCTATAATAATAGATGTTTCGCGATAATCGAGCCGAACAAGTGCGGCAGTACGCACGTCATTCCCGATACGTTGGCATTCGCCAGTCACGAGCAAGCGATGTTCGCAATATCGCACTTCAAAGACCTATACGCCGATTTCTTTTTCGGCAACAGATAAACGCTTATCACTTTTTAAATATTTCATATCTTTTCAGGGGGTGCGTGGCCGTGAGGCCGTGTGTCCCCGCTTTTTTTTGTTTTATTCCGCCATGAAAAAGCCGCCTAAGTGTTAAATAAGTGTTAAATGTGATAATATACTTGCACATAATAAATAATTATCGTACCTTTGCAATGTAAGAAATAAACAAATAACAATTTTAAAAAGGTGGGGTCACACCGAAACAACGACAAAAAGATATGAAAAAGCTAGTAAGAACACAAGAGATTACCGCTAACGTAGCTAACGAAGTTAAGGCGCAAGTAGAACAACTTATGAAGAAGAGTGGTTACTCCTTCCTCTTCAACAATGAAGAGGATATAGAAAAATTCTACCGCGAGGAATGGGAATTAAGCAGCCCAATACAAAGCGAACTCATCCAAAGCTTTGTAATAGACGGAGAAAACGGCGAGATAGAAGTAAATATAACCGCCTATTATCCCGACGGCGGTATGGATTGGGAAGATTACAGCTACATTATAGAGGTAGTAGAATATTAATAGGCAATATTAAAAAAAGCTGCGCTATCGGCATGACGGGCAATTTATATGATAGATGTAAATTATCAAAACGAGAAACAAATTATACCAGGTATATTGCTCGAAGAAACAACTTTTGAAAGCGACGACAGAAACGATATAGTTGCCGCAGATATAGAGCGGACACTTAATAGTTTCGGTATAGACACGTTTCCTAATATGTGTCATGTAAAAGAGTATTTTAAGGGTATCGCCGGCGACCCAATAAAAGAGGTGGTGGCCTTTGAGGGTGAAGTGAAGGGTCACATGATAAAGGTTATCGGACATTCAGATGGCGAGTTTGTGTGGTGTTACACAATTGAAGTATTATAATGTTTTGGAGAGTTCTGCAAGTCGGAACTCTCCAAAACTAAACACATAAAACAATGAAACAAGAACTAAGAGACTTATCATTGCCAGAGTTTGCCTTTGTCGAAGACGACAAGCCAAACGGCAAACTTCATGGCCGAAATGTAATTCTACATACACGCACAATGAGCGTGATTGAAGTCCTCGACAAGGACGAAGTGCTGTATATCGAACCGCACGTGCTAACGTGTGAGTTCGACTACATAAACACATACGCGGCTATCGAACATAAGGTGGCCATACTGCACGTATGCGCCACGATGGATGCCAAGATAGACCGCGAGGCGATAATCAACAATGTCCTCGACCCTGCCGCCGATTGGTTCTGCCAGTACTGCGAATGGGAGGACAAGAATATCCAAGAGGAGGGCTTGCTATGAAACGGCTAGACGTAGTACGCGCAGCCCACGAGCGCGGAATGAATATAGCAGGCTTGGCGCAGAAGTTGGGAATCAGCCGCTTTGCGCTAAGTTCGAGAATAAATGCAAACCCGACACTTAACAGCCTCTACGAGATAGCGGAGGCGTTGGGATGCGACATTACCGACTTGTTCAGAGAACCACGGCCGAGATAAGGCCAAGGCAAGACAGGATAGTACAACCAACGGGAGGGGTTTCTCTCCCGTTTTTTTTTGTATCAAAATACCAAGTAAAACGCTTGTTTTTCTGCAACAAATTACGTAACTTTGTAAGCGATAATAACTTACAAATGTAATTGTTTAACCAAAGGCGGAAAATTGACATGAAACAGGGTGATAAAAATAAAATTGGGGCGGTAGAATTTGAACAATTTACCAACGAACTTGCCGTAATGGACAGAATAGCCGAGCTTATGGGCGGCATAGATACGATGCCAAAAAATTGCAGGGTGCAAAAGAAAACCATTAGCGTAACGCCATTGTACGACTTACCTGTATTCTACCCTTGCAATGATGGGCAGTACAGATACCCGTGCAGCGATGGGAAGTGGAGGACTTACGATGAGATAGTCAATGAGGCAGCCAAAGCCCAACGCCAAGGAATGCCAGCCCTACCAATATACGCCAGGCAAAGCCAACCGCCAGCCACTCGCAGCATCATAGCCAAGATAAGGGCAGCCGTTGCCAAGGCATTGGGGTATGGGCAGAGGAAGAGAGAGGGGAAAGGGAATAAGGGATAAAAAACGTTTTTACGTGACACTTTAAACACGAAAAAAGAATGAACTACACAGACAAGGATAGGGAGCGCATGTTCAGGAAGGCGGTGAGCGCGATAAAAAAAAACGGCGATATTCTCTTCATTGAGGATGTGCGCGTGTGCCTTGGCATAACTCGCGCTACGCTGTACAGATGGTGGCCGAAGGGTTCGCCCGAATACGAGCGTATATTCGAGCTTATCGAAGATAACAAGATAAGCATGAAAAAAAATATACGCAAGCAGTTGGGTAAGAGTACCAGAGCTCCAGAACTGCTAAGCCTGTATCGTATGATAGCCACGGAAGAGGAGCGGCGCGCCATCAACCAGACATACGTTGACGTCAAGGCGGATGTTGAGGGGCGTATTGAAATCGGCTTTGTTGAGGCCGCTGTATCACCAGTAGAGGACGAGGAGAGCGTTGAGTTATGATGCCATTCAAGGTCATAGGGCAATTGTTTCGCGCGAACACCGAGGAGGGAATGCGCACGTACATTAATCAGGGCGGCACGAGCAGCGGTAAGACATATACCATCGTGCAGGTGCTTATATACTATGCCCTGGTAGATGCTGGCTGTGTCATTACCATTGTCGGGCAGGACTTGCCTAACTTGAAGGTTGGTGCGCTGCGCGACTTCAAGACCATACTGGCTAAGAGTGAATGGCTATACAACCAATTCAAGATAAACGAGAGCGACCACTTCGCGCTATGCTCCAACGGCTCGATAATCGAGTTTAAATCGTACAAGGATGCGCAGGACGCCAAGAATGGCAAGCGCGACTATCTATTCATTAATGAGGCTAACGGCGTGCCGTACGACATATATTGGCAATTGCAGATAAGGACACGTAAGCGCGTATACATCGACTACAACCCGACCGCCCGATTTTGGGCACACAACGATGTGAAAGGCGGCAAGGGCGTTAAGACAATCATCAGCGACCATCGCGGCAACCCTTTCTTGTCGGAAGACGAACACGCGCGGATAGAGGGCATTGTGGACCCTGAATTGTGGAAGGTGTATGCGCGCGGCCTTACTGGTAAGCTCACGGGCGTGATATTCCCGAACATCAATATTGTTGACGAGTTGCCAGGCCGTGACAGCTGGAAGATAGAGGGCTACGGCCTTGACTTCGGATTTACCAACGACCCGACCGCGCTAACGCATAACGTTATTGCGCATGGCGAGTTATGGACGGATGAGGTTATCTACGAGTGCGGCCTCACCAACCCCGACATCGCCAAGAGGGCGAGGGACTACGGCATCACGCGGCGCGACCTCATCGTGGCGGACAGCGCAGAGCCGAAGAGCATTGCGGAGCTGAACAACCTAGGGCTGTGGGTTGTCCCTGCGCCGAAAGGCAAGGACAGCATAAGCACAGGCATCAGCATCCTGAAATGCTACAAGTGGAACGTTACGCGGCGTTCGCTTGGGCTTATCGAGGAGCGCGACAACTACAAGTGGAAGGTGGACAAGTACGGCAAGGAAACCAACACGCCGATAGACAAGTACAACCACGCCATCGACGCGGTGCGCTACTTCGCATTGTCGAAGTTGGGCGTTAAGCGCAAGGGCAGGGCGAAGGCTCATTATAACACATTAGGATGATATGGACAAGAGTACGAGGTTCTATGAATGGATAGTGCGCGCGGAGCATAGCAGCGACACGCAGCACTTGCAGCTGGACAGGCTAACGCGGCCGCTGCGTGTGGGAAAGGTGGCCACGCCCGACAGCCTGGACGACATGACCATCGGGCAGATGGTGCAGCTGTCCGAGTGCCAGGACGGCCGCGGCATGTTCTACACAATATGCTCCGTGCTGCTGGGCATGGACAAAAAGGCCGTGGACAAATGCTGGGCGGTCGATATTGTGCGGTTCTGCGGATGGGTGTTGGGACAGGTACAGCGCATAAACGCGTTGTTCGACAGCGTGAAGGGCAGGCCAACGGCAGAGGAGGTAAGGGCAGGTGTCGAGCAGTTGAAGTTCGGTGTCTTCGGCCTTATCGACTGGTACGCCCTACGCATGGGAATCACCGACCACGAGGAGGTGACGAATGTGCCGTGGGTGAGGGTGTACAAGTGCATGCAGATGGACAATGAGGTGAAAGAGTTTAACAAGAGATTAGCTAAGGAGTACGGCAATGGGCATAGAGGATAAGATACGGCAGATAGCCGAGGACAAGTTCCCCGAATATTCATACATATTCGAGGACTGGAATGCAGCGGCAGAGGTGGCGGACAGGGTGCGCCTTCCTGCCATTATCTGCATCTTACCAGTAGGCGGACAGCTGAATATGGCACACGGCATGTTGCGCGATAGTGAAGACCTTGCATTGGCGTTCGTCGACAAGGTAGCGCGCGATGCCAACGGGGATGACAACGAGGAGGTCTACACGCGCATGAAGGCGGCGGCCGCCAAGTTCCTGCACGAGTTGGACACGTGCCGCCACTTCGAGCCATTGCCCGACAAGGTTAGATATACGACCATATACGAGAGTGCCAGCGCATACTATACGGGCGTATTCGTTGAATTGACACTTGAAGAGAGGAGGGGGACATGCCTATAACATTCGAGGATGCGGCGCGCACCATCCTAGCCGAGGAGTTGGAGCGGTTAAGGCGCACCATCATAGAACACCACTTCGCGGCAGGACAGAAGGCCAGCGGCAGGACGGCGGCAAGCATCCGCGCGGTGGTTAACGAGAGTGAAGGCACATTGTACGGCCGCGCCGCGTTCGATGAGCTGGAAAAAGGCCGCAAACCTGGACCAGCACCGAAGGACTTTTACAAGGTGATACTCCAATGGATGCGCGACAAGGGCATCAAGGGTACTCCGATACCCTACACCACGGACAGGCCACACAAGTACACGGCACAGGAGCGCGGCGACCGAACACTGGCGTACTTCATAGCGAAAAAAATACAAAAGGATGGTACGCGGCTATTCCGTGCAGGTGGCCGCACGGACATCTATTCAAACGCGATACCGCAGGCCAAGCGGCGTATCTTAAAGCGAATTAAGAAGATTATAGAGGTTGAAGTGCGTAATATTCATTTGAACAAAACGGGCAAAAGATGAGGACACAGACGATTGACGGGATGACATTGCGATACCCTGACGATATAGGGATGGCGTTCAACCCTTGCCTTCTAACGGTAGATGGCGAGGACACACAAGAAATGTACGTTACCATGACCGCAGACGGCCATAAGGAGATAACGCACTTCGACACATACGAAGGAAGGTGTTACGCCGATGTGCGCGAATACGTGCAGGCATTCTTTGACACGATGACCTTCGGCGACGTTGATTATAACACGCCGCAAAAAACGGCGATGGGTAAGGAGATAACCTTTGAAGTTCAGCTTGTCAAGCAAAGCAATGAGAATGACAGGCCAACCTTCGAGTTCAGCGTATTCTATATATGGGGCGCAATGAAGATGGGTGGAGGTGAGCAATACAATGACCTTCGTAAACTGACGCACTTCCGCGGCTATCCATTCACTTTCGGCGTGTACATGCCAAAGGCACAAGCGTTGTGTCTAACGATTGACGACAAGGAGACAAAGGTAATCAACATAAGCGATAAGGGCGTTTGGAATGTACCGATAACGCAGGGAATGAATGCCAAAAAGTCAATATTGGCCTACCTTAACGAGGGTGGTAACTCTGTTGTGGTCTTCGACAACACTTTTGACATCACTTTTAAATATGAAACCATCGACAACCCCAGCAAGGTTATTGTAGAAGTTTTAGACGGCTGCGAGAACGGCCATTACCTGCGATGGATAGACAGGCACGGGTTCTATTGTTATTACCTGTTTCATAGCGGCAGCGAACAGAACAAGACAACGGCCGATAGCCTATACATGCGTAACAACTTACTTGCTTACGATAGCACCTACGGCTACCGCGGCAATAACGGCCGATTGCAGCAGATGAACAGGGAGGACAGCGTGCCAGTATTCGCCCCATTGGTGGATGCCGATACGTGGGACATGCTGCTCGACATGGTGACAAGTCCAAGTGTCGACCTGTTCCTTGGCTGGAAGGACGGCGCGCCGCGGTGGATGTCCGTAGCCGTAGCCGCTGGGACATACACCAGGGGGCGCAACCCATTGCAGGACTTCACATGTAACATTATCATGCCAGAAACAAGCATCCAAAAATTGTAAAAATGAGGGACGAACGTCTATATATCGATGACGAGTTAGTGGACATCAACGCAGACACGCGCATAACGATGGACATTCGGAGTAACCTGTTCCGAAGTATTACGGACTTGGCAAACAACAGCACCCTGTCGATACGTTTGCCGAAAACAGCGCGCAACCAGCGTATCTTCGAGCATGTCGACCTTGTGCAAAGTACTGGCGACTTCGCTTATAAGGGGCATAACGTCACTTATATCCGCAATGGCGTTGGGCTTATCAAGTACGGCAGTGTGACGGTGCTACGTGTCACCGATACTGCCATAGAGATAACTATCCGCTGGGGGCTTAGCGGCCTGCTCGAATACCTGTCACGCAGGGGGCTAATGCTTAACGAGCTTGAACTTGACGATAAGATAAGGCTTGAAAAGGAGAACGAGATACACAAGCGTGCCGACCTGACGGAGCGCGGCTACGGCTATGCCAATTACGACCCGATGGTACATGAAGATAACGTAAGCTACGAGTGGAGGAGTAGCCACTACATGACATTACCCAGTTCTGGCACTAGGCAAGTCAATGAAATGCGTTGGGGCGGCCGCTCTGGCAATGGAACGCCGAAGAGAACATATATACATCCCGTGGTGTGCGCATCGTGGGTTTTGGGAAAGATAAAAGAGCTGTACAACATGGAGTTTCGGTTCACAAAAAAAGAAAAGGAATACATCGATACCCTTGTCATGCCGCTTATCACGAAAAAGCCCAACGCGCTGACGTATAGCGATAAGTATTTCGCTGACCTGCGGCCGACCACGGATAACGGCCGTGTGCCTTTGAACGTCATTGGCGGCAATGGCCTGTTCAAGGCCGAAGGCGACACGTTGGTAGCCGCGACTACGGCGGACGTGCTGTTCGACATCAAGGGCAAATGGGAGTTCAGCCTGCAAGGCATGAAACCCAGCGGCACGGGCGGACATGGCGGCGGCTTTTGGAACGAGGGCGGCACGGGCGGACATGGCGGCGGCTTTTGGAACGAGGGCGGCACAGGCACGACAGGAGGAAAGGACGACAGGTTTACCACGGCAAACGCCTATTGGCTGGAATTGAAGATTACAGGCGGCGAAGAGCGTACGTACATCATGGGCGCAGACAATACTTCGGGGTTCTCTTTCAGCGTGCCGAGCGGTTACCGCGATATGGTGGCATTCGACTACGTGGGCTACGGCAAGATACACATTAACGAAGGTGAGCGCATCACATTCGAGTGGAACAGGGCTAGTGCGCTGATGCTAAGGAACGCGAAGTTCAACGGCGGCAGCGTGGCGGCAACGCTGATGAAAGGCGACAATGTGCCTTACAACACATTCTATCCCATCGCCACCAACCTGCCGAAGATAAAGGTGCTGGACTTCGTCAAGTTCTTATCGGCCATAACTGGCACATTCCCGATAAAGGGAGAAAGCACAGAGTGGCGCACCATATTCAAGCCGTTAACGGCCATTTGGAAAGGGCGAAAGGATGCTCGCGACTGGACTAACAGGGTTATCGCACAAGGTAATGAGAACAAGCCGAAGGACATAGCATTCCGATTGGACGGCTATGCGCAGAACAATTGGTACAGGTGGAAGAAGGACGAGGGTGTTAACGGCAATTATGACGGCAATATGAGGGTCAACAATAAGACCCTGGACAATGAGGTGACACTCTTTGAGTTTCCTTTCGCCGCAACAGACGGTGACAACGTCCCGATGTACAAGGACAACAGCACGACAACCGAATACAAAGAGCCTACATATAAGGCGTGTAAGGATAGGATAATGCGGCTGGGCGAGGATAAGGGCGGATATGCGACCCTATACTTCGACATGGACATGCAGCGCATTCTGTCAGAAAAATACGCCCTTATACGGAATGCCTTGCAGAATGCGAAGATAATTACCGAAAAAATGCGCATACGCGACACGGACATTGCGCACTTCGATGAAACGCGACCGATATACCTAGCGCAATATGGCGCGTACTTCGCGATATTACAGATACGCACGGACGATAACGGCCTAGCGGACGTTACGATGTTGAAACTAAACTTTTAGACGATATGAGCAACGAGGAGCAGATGATATTGAATATCCGCGTTAACTATGATGATGCGATAAGGGGCATCGCCAAGTACAAGGCGAAAGTGGCCGAGCTGAAAGAGGCGCAAAAGCGGCTGTTAAACGACTATGTCGAAGGCAGGATAACGCAAGACGAGTACGCTACATCACTGGCGGCCGTCAATGAGCAGAGCAAGGCTTACCAGGGAACTATCCGCGAATTGTCTAGGGAGGTGCAGAACAACATCAAGACGGAACGCGAGCAGAACGGCTCACTGCGTGCATTACGTGCCGAATTGGCCAACGCAACGAAGGAATACGATGCGTTAAGCCGTACGGAGCGTACGGCTGCCAAGGGCGAGAACCTAAAAAAGCACATAAACGACATTACCAACGAGTTGAAGGCGGCGGAGGCGGCGACACAACGCTTTCAGCGCAGTGTCGGCAGCTATGAGGACAGCATTAAGAGCGCGTTAGGCGTGAATACCAAGTTCGGCTCGTCGATAATGGGGCTGGCCGACAACGGCAAGGGCTTGCAGGGTGTGTTCGTCGGGGCGGCGAACGAGGCTAAGGCGTTCGGCACAACCCTGTTGGGCTTACTATCAAACCCCGTATTCATAGCCTTGGCTGGCATTGCTGGTGCTGGCGTAGCATTCAAATGGTTCTACGACTACAACAAGGGTATTTTGACAAGCACGCGCCTAACGCGTGAGTTCCTGGGGCTTACGGGCGACAGCCTTAAAGCCGTGCGCGATGAGATACAGGCCACGGCCGACACTTACGGCAAGGACTATAAGGAAACGTTAGAGGCGGTCGACGTGTTGACATCGCAGTACGGCTATGACGTGGCGCAATCCTTGGACATCCTCAACAAGGGATTTCAGGCAGGTGCAGACCTTAACGGCGACATGATTGCCAAGATAAAGCAATATGCGCCAGCCTTCCACGATGCGAGCATCAGCGGTGAGGAGCTTGTCGGCATCATCCAACAGACACGCAGCGGCATATTCAGCGACAGCGGCATTGCCCTCATTCAAATGGCTAGCAAGAAAATTCGTGAGATGTCCGCGGCCACGGCTAGCGCACTCGACGGCATCGGCATCAGCTCGAAGAAATTGCAGCGCGACCTCGAAACTGGCGCGATAAGCACGTTTGATGCCATCAAACTCGTTAGCGCGAAACTGCGCGAGATACCGCAGAACTCCAACGAGGCAGGCGCGGTGCTTAAAGACGTGTTCGGCAAGCAAGGCGCGAACGCAGGCTTGAAGATGATAGAACAGCTCGATAAGATGGAGATAGGCCTTGACAAGCTGCAAGATGCCACAGGCGGATGGGGCAAGAAGATGAAGGCGCAGAAGGAGGCCACCGCGGAACTAAACAAGACCATGTCCGCCTTATTCGACATGAGCGACAAAGGATTTGGCGGCATGATTTCACAAGTTAAGCTGCTGGCTACAAAGTGGCTTACGGCATTGCTTAGGGGCGTTATTGACACGATAAACTACTTCATAGACCTATACAATGAGAGTACCGCGTTCCGTGCGTTGGTGCAGTCGCTTGTAGTGAATTTCAAAAACCTATGGGCGGCGGTCAAGTTGGCCTTCAACCTCATAATCGACGGAGCGAAGAACGTAGGGCGCAGCTTGAAGGCGATAGGGCAGATTATCGAAGGCATCATAACGTTTTCAGCAGACAAGATAAAGGCAGGGCAAGATGCGTTGAAGGATAGCTTTGTAACTTCATTCAAAGACGGCTTTAACGACATCAAAGGTTTCGCGGTTGAAACGATGGGAAACACGATGGATGCCGTTAACGAGGTCATCAAGAACAAGAAGGTCGACCACATTAAGATACCTGTCACTGTGATGGATGCCACTACGACAACCACCAATGACAATGAAGACACAGGCAAGGTAATCGACAATGGAGGTAAGGGCAAGGGTAAGGACGGCAAAGTGTCGGCCGCGGAGCAGGCCAAGAAGGAGGCGGAAGAGGTACGTAAGGCCGAAGACCTGCTTACGCAGATTATCGAGCAGACGGCGGAGCAGCGGCGCACGGCCATCATAACGCAGTACGACCGACAGATTGAGGACATAAGGCGCAGGCTGGCTCATGAGAAAGGGCTTACCATCAAGGCGCGTGAGGCTATGAACGCGCAGATAATTCTGCTGGAAGAGGTCAAGCAAAAAAGGCTTACGGAGTTCGACGACAAGATAGACGAGGAACGGATAAAGCGCGAACAGACCTACATACAGAATATGCTTGCGAGTGTCGAGAAGGGAACGCAAGAAGAATACAACTACCGCATCAAGGCCATTAACGATGCCTACCAGCTGGAACAGGCGGAGATACAGCGGATGGTAATATCCGAAGAGGAGAAGACCGCGCTGCTGGCTTCGGTGAATGAGAAGTATTACAAGCAGGAACAAGGCGCATACAAGGAATATCACAACCACCTACTAGACGAGCAGAAGAAGGCTATTGAAGAGAGGTATAAGCAAAAAGTGTTGGAAACGGAAATCGACAGCCAAGGTTTAGACGAGGTGGGCATCGCTCGTTTGCAGATGGAGGAAAAGCAAGCCTTGTTGGAGGCGGCGCAGCAGCGCGAGGGCGAGACAATCGAGCAGTTCAATCTGCGTAAATTACAGATGGAACGCGACTTCGTCATGGCCAAGAAAAACCTAGCAGACAAAGAGGTCGAAATGGAGCAGGCCAAGGCGCAGGCATTGATAGCCATCACTAACGGCGTGCAGCAGGTGGCCGAGGCATTCAGCGAGGACAGCAAGGGAATGGCCGCCTTGTCTAAGGTTCTGGCGTTGGCGCAGATTGCCATACAAACAGGCGTGGCCATCTCCAAGATGACGGCCGCGGAGAGCGGCAAGGGTATTGCCGGCTTGGCCACTATGGCGGCAGGTATCGCAGGCATCCTCGCCAATATCGCCACAGCCATTAAGACCGTCAAGTCGGCCAAGTTCGCCAGCGGCGGCCTAGTGGTTGGCCCAGGAAGTGGCACATCCGACAGCATCAGCGCGCGGCTGTCCAATGGTGAGAGTGTTCTCACCGCAGCGGCAACACGAATGTTCGCTCCTGCGCTGTCAGCGTTCAACCAGATAGGCGGCGGCGTGCCTATCGCCAGCCAAGGAAACGCAAGCCCGCAAATTGGCGAGGAGTTCCTGGCGCGCGCCGTGGCTAAGGGTATGATGCTGGCACCGCGACCAGTGGTGAGCGTAGAGGAGATAACGGCGGCGCAGAACAGGGTACAGGCAATAGAACGATTGGCAACGCTTAAATGACAATAGCATGACACAATACGAGATACTGAACGCGGCGCAGAGTATTCTGCGGCTGATGGCGGACAATGGCATAAAGGCCGAGGATGTGCGATACCTCGACATGTACGGCGAGTGGTGCAGGCTGAAAGGCGAAGGGCATAAGGTGGAATATATAGCCTATTACCTTAGTGAGCGGTACGAGTGCAACCGGGCCACGGTCTACCGCGTAGTTAAGCGCATGGCGAGGAAGATATAACTTCATTTTTGTTTTTATTTTGGTTTAAAACTCCTGGGGCGGCTGGTCTGTGAAGACTGGCCGCCCCTTTTTGTCGCATAAACCGCGAGTTGTGTTAAAAGGTTTGTAAGCGGTTTACTTACAAATGTAAAGTATCTTTGTGTAATAATTCATTTTTTTATGGCAGTTTTAAAAATACGTAGCGACATACAGACCCAGGATGAGAAAGAGTTCCTCGAATTGTGGGGAATGACGGGCGGCGTCACATATAACGATATTGCGGACTTTTGCGACAACATCCCCAAAGACGACAATACCATTGATGTTTACTTACATTGTAACGGCGGTTCTGTGATTGAAGGCTGGGGAATGTACGACCGATTGCGCGCGACAGGTAAGGAGATTACGTGCATAGTGGAAGGTAAGGCCGCATCAATGGCCACTATCTTACTTATGGCCGCACCGAAGGAGCGGCGCAAGGCATATAAGAACGCATCGTTGTGCGTGCATAACCCTTGGCTGCCGAATTGGGCATTGGACTACGCCGTTACGGCCGACGACCTGGAAAAGGCGGCTAAGGAGTTGCGCGAGAGCCAGGACAAGATGCTGGACTTATACGTAGAGCGGTGTGGCTGTGACCGCAAGGAAATGCAGGCGTTAATGAACGAAGATAAGTACATCGACACGGACAAGGCTATGGAAATGGGGCTTATCGGCAGTGTTATCGCGCCAATAAGTGCATCGAAAATCGACAATAATTTTATTAACAAAAAGCAAAAGAAAATGGCAGAAGACAAAAGCAAGAAGGTGGAAGTGAAAGCATCCATCGTTGACCGCGTGCTGGCTAAGCTTGGAATTAAGAGTCTTAGCGAGTTGGAGTGTGGCATGGACTTGTCCACCACGGACGGCCAAACGCTCACCATCGAGCGCGAGGAGGGAGAACCGCAGGTGGGCGATAAGGCCAGCCCCGACGGCGAGTTCAACATGCCCGACGGCAAGGTTATCATCGTCAAGGACGGCGTAATAACCGAGATTAAGAACGACAGCGGGGCGAGTGGCGGCACCGACCCGAAGGGCGACCCGAAGGGCGCAAAAGGTGATGCCGAACGCATTGTTGCGTTGGAGAACGAGATTACCGAGCTTAAAGCGCAAGTGGAAGAGTTGGAACAGGCTAAGGCGCAGGCATTGGCCAACGCAAAGACGGCCGACGACTTGCGCATCCTCAATGCGGTGAAAATCGCAGGGGGAGAGAAGGCGTTGGCGAAGGTTTCGAGCGGTTACGTACCGCCTAGGCGTGAGCCGAGCGGAAAGAACGCATCCGAGAAGGGCGACAAGGACGACTGGTCTACCGCTATAGAGGCCAAGAAGGCGGCCATCCGCGACAAGTACAAGAGAAAAGGTGCTAACTAAAAAAAAGAAAGGAGAAATAAAATGGCAAAACAACTATCTAGTATCGTCATGAACTCCGTCAACGTCGAGAACCTACGGGAGCTTATCCTGTACAGCATCGACCAAGACGAGAATTTCGGCGATTACGTCGCTATCAAGAAAGTGAACCACGGCGACCCGATAGGCTTTATTGGCGACATGAACGCCATCGGTAAGAAGGGTTCGGGGTGCGACCCCGTGTTTGACGACATCAGCATCAAGAATGGCTTGAAACGCTGGGCGTTGGGTAACTGGCAAGCACCTATGAAGTTGTGTTATGAAGACCTCGTGAACACTGTTGCCGAGTACTGCTTGCGTAAGGGTACGGACATCGCCGACATTACCGAAGTGGAGTTCACTACCGACATCCTTCTGCCGCGCATCGAGAGGGCATTAAAGCAGATGATTATACGTATTTGCTGGTTCGGCGATACGGACGCTAAGACCATCGCCAACGGCGGAACGCTGACCAACGGCACGGACACATCGCTGTTTACTACGTGTGACGGCCTTTGGAAACGCATCTTTACGCAAGGTGCTGCCAACTCTAAGCAGCTGACGGCCATCGTAGCCAACACCAAGGCCACGGCGGCCGACCAAAAGGCGGAAATGCTTAAAAAGGGTGTGGCCACCGATTTGGTGGACAAAATCCTCATGGATGCGGACAGCCGCATTATTGACGACCCCGACGCAATGCTGCTTATGACACGTGCGATGTCCGATGCCCTGGCGTATGACTTGAAGAATGTGCATAACCTTATCATGCCCTGGGAGAAGGTATTCGACGGCATCGAGGTGTCGACGTACGGCGGTGTCAAGGTGGCGCGCATGTCGGTCTTCGACCGCAATATCAGCGCATTCGAGAATACTGGCACTAAGCTTAATAAGCCGTACCGCGCGGTATTCGCGAATAAGGAGCAGCTGATGGTCGGATGTCCTGCCGATGACATCATCAGCACGCCCCGTGTGTGGTATGAGAACAAGGAACGCCGCTTGTACATCGACATCCAAGGCAAGCTAGGCACTAGCCTGCGCGAAGACGACATGTTCCACGCGGCATATTAATCGAGAAAGGAGGTTATTATGGCAGGAATATGTGACAGCCTTATCAGCAAGGCAATAGCCATCGATTGTGAGAACCCCATTGTCAAGGGCATGGAGGCGGATGCCATCATCTGTAACCGCGGCGATGTTGACTTCGCGCAATGTTCCTTCGACCCAGACAACAAGAATATTCTTAAAACATTCGTGTTGAAGAGTGGCAAGAAGGGGTTTGCGGTTGCCCAAATGGGGCAAAAGCCGTTCAGCGGCGCAAAAACAAACATGGTGGCTGGAACGTATCGCAATACGTTCACGAACGAGATACCTATTGCGGTACTCGATAATGGACCAGATGTCGCGCAGAACATCATTGACGGACTGGCTAACGGCTCGTTTGTATTGATTACTAAGAACGTTCATAAGGGCGCAGGCGGTAAAGCGGAGTACCAGGTTTACGGCTACTTCCAAGGCTTGCGCGCCAGTGCTATCGACAATGAGAAGTACAGCGAAGACACGGACGGCGGATGGCTCGTGACCTTACAGGAGACGAGCGTGCCGAAGTCGGCCTTGTTCTACTTCAACACCGACAGCAGCACCACGGCTACCGCGTTCGGCGCACTCATCAAGTAGTAAGAGCCTATGACAATTGATGCCGCTATAATGTTGGTTGACGAGTTGAGGGGGCGTTTCGATGCCCCCTTCAACCAAGCCGACAAGGATGCGATAGAACGCACATACAAGGCCGTTATCGGCCGTGCGTTCGTGCAGACATCGTGCCAGCAGTGCTATCACGATGCAGTTGTAGAAATTTATCATTACATTAAAAAATACGGAAAAATGGCAGAAGTAAAGAAGTATAACTTGAAGGCGGGCGCAATCATCAACTGCCCGAACTTCCAAGAAGGCAAGGTATTCTCGAATGAGAACCTTACGGACGAGGTAGCCGCCGCGTACTTGAAGGAATACCCCGACCAAGTGGGGCTGTTTGAAACGTACGGAACTCCCGAAGAGGACAACGCCGGGAAGGGCAACAAGGGTAAGAAGTAACTGAAAGGAAGGGCGAGACTATGAATGTGAAGAATGCCAAGAAACCGCAGCGACGCTTTGACAACAGCTATATTAGGCAATACAACCTGCAAGGGTATGGGCATGATAACCTATACCCGCAAAACATCATGGCCATTATCGCGGCATCTGGCACGGCGCAGCTGTGCTTGTCGCGCTATGAGAAGTTTGTCGAGGGGTTCGGGCTTAACGACGAGAATTTATCGGCTATGGTCATCAGCCGTGACGGCTCGACGATGGACGACCTGTTGCGCGCGGTGGCTAAGGACTTAACCACATTCGCAGGTCTCGCCCTTCACGTTAATTACAATGTGCTGGGGCAGGTAACGGAAGTAAACCATATACCATTCGAGCTGTGCAGGCTCGAAGAGACCGACGGCGCAGGAAATGTGGCGCGCATTCTCGTGCATTGCGACTGGCAGGGGAAGAAGACACGTAACGGGCGGCCGCAGCTTATCAACGACAAGAACATCACGCGTTTCAACACCTTTAACCCCGACCCCGCTGTGGTGCAGGCGCAGATAGCGGCGGCAGGAGGTATAGACGGCTACAAAGGGCAAGTGCTGTGGCTGTCGATGGACGGCAGGTGGCAATACCCCACGCCGATTTATGACAGCGTGATAACCGAGATTTCAACCGATGAGGGGCTGGGTAACGTGAAGTACCGCAATGTGCGCAATAACTTCCTAATCTCGTGCATGCTCATCGCCAAGAAGGGCGTGCCGCATATCGTCACCACGACCAACGAGAAAGGCGAGGAAGTGGAGGTGGAGGAAGAGCGGCAGATGATTGACGATGAGGACTTGAAGAACTTCCAGGGCGACACGCGCGGCTCAAAAATATTGTACGTGGAGTTGGAGAATGACGAGGACAAGCCCGAAGTCGTGCCTTTCCCTGTGCGTAATTACGACAAGGAATTCAACGTTACCGAGGCCAGCGTTACGGAGCGCATATACTCGCAATTCCATCAGGAGATATTCCACGCGATACGCATTGGTAAGCTTGGGTTCAGCGGTGACGTTATGCGCGATGCGTACGAATATTATGCAGGCGAGGTGACGACCGAGCAGCGGTTTATCGAGCGCGCATTTACGAGCGTATTCGCCAATTGGCACGATAATTACATACCGCAGAACTTCTCGATACGGCCGCTGAAATACATCAACTCACAATCTAACGATAAGGGAAATGGCGAATAAGCACATACTCACGGCGGACAAGTTCAGGGAACTGGCGCGGCCGACGTCTAGGCACATCGAGGAGCAGGACGTTAACGCATTCATTCGCGAATGCGAAGACATGCAGATAATTCCAGCCATCGGGTTAAGGCTGTTCAAGAGACTGCTTGACCCCGACAATTTGGGGGATAAGGAGAAAACGCTGCTCGTAGGCGGTGAATACGAGCATAACGGCGTATTGCGGAAGTGCGCAGGCATCGAGATGGCACTAGCCTACTTCGTGTACGCCAAGATGAGCATAGCGGACGGCGGCATGCTTACGCGTACGGGAATGATGCAGCACCGCGACAGCTATGCAGACAGGGAAGACAATAAGAACAAGATACGCAGGTATGACGAGGCAATGAACGTGGCCGAGAGCTACCTCTCCTCGTGCCTGGCATACATAAACACATGGGATGTCGACAAGTGCGGCCGTGGTGGGCGCAAAGTGTACGGCAGCCGAGTAAGAATACACGCAATAGGAGATTAGGCATGGCGACAATCAACGATTTACGCAATAAGGCGAACGCGATAGCCGGCGCAACGCAGGCTGGCGAGAATACCGCACAGAGGGTTGGCGGCGCATTTCAGGACGCGGCCGACCTCATAGAACAGCTTTTGAATAAGAGCGGCGAAGACGGCCGCGTGACGAAGATACTGCAAGACTTGAACACCTTGCAGGCGGCCATCAATGCAGAGGCCACCAACCGCGCGAACGGCGATACCGCGATAAAGGACATCATAACGACAACTAACGGAGTTCTCGACAACCTTAAAACAGCGGTTGACAAGATGAAGTCTGGCGGCCAGACATCGGCCATCGACAGCCTGGACGAGGTAATTCGGTTTCTTGAAGGAATTACCGATGAGAACAGGTTGAAGGACATGCTTAGAGGCATACGTGAGCGCGTTACGGCACTTGAACAAAAACAAGGCATTGGGGGGAATGTCTACAACGCCACGGCTAAGCATCAGACCGCGTACGACGACTTCATGGGCGCGGTCAATGAAGTTCCGAAAAAAGAACGCGTTAACGGCCTCATCGTTACCGCACAAGTCGGCACGGAGTGGCAGACCAAGCAGTTTATCGGCATATCTCCAAGAGACGATACGGACTGGGGCGACCCCGCTAGCTGGCGCACGTTCGGAGATACTGGCGGCGTTAAGGAGATAGAGTATATCCGCGGCACGGACACGGCTATATTAAAGCCGAACAAGGCAGGCCGTGTGCAGCTGAATGTGCCTACAATCCAGGTTGACGAAACGATAACGCCAGGCGGAACGAACCCCGTACAGGGCAAGGCCATCGCCACGGCATTGGCCAACATCAACCCAGGCAAGAAGTTACGCCTCAACACCATCGAGAACGGCAACGACAAGGCGTTCTCTATATCTCTGCTAGACGAGAACGACGAAGAGTTGTCCACAACCGAACAATTCAGCGGCGGAGGTGGCGGCGGCAGCGTGGCGGCAACGAAAATAGTGCTGGAACGCATTACGGGCAGCCTTACCACCAAGGCAGGTTCGGAGGTCAAGCTGCAATTCAGGTACGACCATGTCGACACGTCGACAAACAACAGCACAGGCACGCCAGCGGCGGCGGAGATTAGCGTAATTAGAGGTGCGAACGTGAACGTCATCAAGATGCAGTTGCAGGCAGGCAACGTTCACACGATAGACGTAACCAAATACATAGGCGTTGGCACTAACACCATACGCATGAAGGTGACGGCAGGCGAAGAGGAGAGCAAGCAGGTTAGCTCGCTCACATGGACGGTCACGGCCGTGCAGCTTACGCTTGCGTCAAGCTTTGACATCGCCACGGACATAACGCGCGGCGACCGCGTGAGCATACCATTCGCGCTTACTGGCAGCGGACAGAAGACGTTGCGTTGTTTCGTCGACGGCATCGACACGGAGGACAGGACAATCAACGCCAGCAGTGCCAACGGGGCGTTCAGCATCGACACGTCACGGATGGGGCATGGCAGCCACGGCGTTGCGTTGGTGGCCGAATTGGAACTGCCTAGCGGCCTGATTAAGAGTAACGTCATATACTTCGACATCGCGGTGCGTGAGAACGGCAACGACAAGCCGATTGTTGCGGCGCGCTTTGACTATGCCGAGGGTTCGGGCTACACTGGCAGCCCAGACGGAGGCAGCCGCCCCTACATCGAAGTACCGAAGTTCGGCCGCTATAAGTTGCCTTACGCCGTATGGGGCGCAGGCGGCAAGCCCGTTACCATCACCGAGGGAACGCAAGTCGTTTCGTCGCGGCATCTCGACTTCGTGCGCGTGGAGTATTCGAACACGGCCACGGCCGACGGCGAAACGCTGTGTAAGGTGACATGCGGCAATACCACATACACATACGGGCTGCGCGTAAGCGGTTCCGCAATAGACCTTACCGAGCCTATCGACAATATGGCGTTAAAGCTTAGCGCGGCAGGCAGGAGCAACGAGGACACCAACCGCGAGGAGTGGAAGTACAAGAATGTGACCACCAAGCTAAGCGGTTTCAAGTGGGGCGGTGATGGCTGGATGGGCGGTGCGCTGCATCTTACTGGCAGGGCGCGCGCCAGCGTAAGCTACAAGCCTTTGGCTACCGATGCGATGGCGTTCAGCATCCGCCTGCGCGTTACGGACGTGGTGGACGACGATGCGGTAATAGTGCGCTGCCTTGACGGGGCTAACCACGGCTTTGAGATAACCACGCAGGAGGCGCGGTTCGTCAGCGCAGGTGGCGCGGAAGTGTCTAGGAAATTCGCCACAGACGAGATATACAACATCGGGTTCGTTAGCTATCCTGCCGTTAAGGCGGACAGCACGCAGGACGAGCGCGTAAACGCCAACATGATGTTCGTCTTCATCAACGGGGAGAACGTGGGCGGCGTGCAGAAAGAGGGCGGCGACAGCGTAAGGCAGGCTATTCCTGCAAATGTCGTAATCGGTTCGGACAAGTGCCACATGGAGGTGTTCTCCATGCGCGGCTACACAAATTACCTGACCGCCGAGCAGATGCGCACGGCCGACATGCTCGACCGCGGAAACGTTGAGGAGCTGATGCGCGAATATGCGGCAAACGACATCCTCAACGAGCAGGGCAACGTCAGCCCCGCCAAGTCGAAACTGCCTTACGTAATCGTGACGGGTAAGGCCGAAAACGGCAACCCCACAATGCTGCAAGCCGCCATCAACAACAACAAGAAGACGAAGTACCCCGTGGACGGGTGGTTGTTCGTTGACCCGAACGACTTCTCGCGCAACTTCCGCGTGGTAGGCGGACACATCAGGCTGCAAGGCACTTCGTCTCTGGCATATCCCACAAAGAACTACCGCCTCTATTCAAAGAAAGCGGACAAGGCAAGCGTTACCGAGGTAACCCCCGAAATTTGGCAAGGGTGTGATGCGCAGGGGCGCGGCGGAACGAAGTTGAGCAAGCCTAAGATTGGCATCTTTGCAGGCAGCGGCGGCAAGAAGAGCGCGCCCGTTGATTGTTGGTGTCCCAAGGCCGATTACGCAGAGAGCAGCGGCACGCACAACACAGGTGCGGCCAGGCTGTTCAATGACACGCTGAAAGCGGCAGGCTACCTGACACCTGCACAGAAGTACGCCAGCGGCTACGACAAGGACATACGTACGACCATTGATGGTTTCCCGTGCCTGCTGTTCTACCGCGCCACGGAGGACGATGAGCCTATATTCCTGGGCAAGTTCAACTTCAATAACGACAAGAGCACCGAGGAGGTGTTCGGGTTCAGGGACATACCAGGCTACCACGATGCCGAGTGGGTGCGTACGTTGTTCGGAGGCAAGAACCCCACCGAGTGTTGGGAGTTCCTCAACAACGACTACCTTATGGGCAGTTTCCTCGATGCCGACTTCGACGTCAAGGACACGGACGGCACGCCCAAGTGGATGAAGGTCTTCGAGGCACGTTTCCCCGATGATGATGCAATCAATGCGGAATACAAGGCAGGAAAAAAGAAACCGAAGTACTTGCAGGCGGCCGTTGAGTGGGTGAAGTCGACCAAGGACAATCCGCAGAAATTCGCTAAGGAATTGGCAAACTATTTCAACGTGCCGTACCTGTGCGCCTATTACATGCTGACCGACATCAACGGCTGCGTTGACCAGCGCGTGAAGAACATGATGCTGTGTTTCTTTTACGACCCGAACGCAAGCGACCACCCTATCATGGGCAAGGTGCGCGGTTACTTCATATTCTACGACAACGACACCATCAATGGCCTGCGTAACGACGGCCGCAACAAATACCCTTGGTGGATGGACGAGAACACGCTGGACGAGGAGTTGAGTGTCGGCGGCCGCAGGGTGTACGCCTACGCAGGCCATGACAGCGTGCTGTGGAATAACCTGCGTACGCAATTCGGGGACGAGCTGCAAGATGCGTACAGGAAGTTGCGCGCAAAGATGAGCGACGAACTCATATACAGGTACTTCGACAAGGAGCAGGCCGATATGTTCTGCACAAGGCTGTACAACCTCGACGGCGAGATGAAATACGTGCGCGCCAAGACGATAGGCGTTGGCGGTAAGACCTATTCGTTTCTTGAAAGCATGCAGGGCAGCCGTAGGGCGCACCGCCGTTGGTGGTTGAGAAACCGCCTTGCCCTGTTCGATGCACGTTACCGCACGGGTAACTACACGCGTACCGACTTAGCTTTTAAGGGTAATTCGGCAGCAGGCGCGACCATCCGCGCATGGAGCGGCCGCGACTGGTACATGTCGTTCGTTCGCGAGGGTTCGGAGCTTATTCATAAGAAAGTGGCCAAGGGTGAAGAGTTCAGTTACACGTATGGCGAAACAGCCAACATCGGCACTATCTTCCACCTGTACGGCTGCGAGCATGCCAGCAAGGTAGACCTTAGCGGATGGGGCGGCTTTACAGACTTGACCCTGCCGACACTGCCGAGGCTCGAAACGCTCGTGTTGGGTCGTGACGGCAAGGAGTACGCCCTTACCGAGTTGGCGTTGGGAAATAAGCTGCCGATGTTGAAGATGCTAGACATGCGCAACTACACGGGCTTGTCGGGCATCGACCTAAGCGGCTGCAACCTGTTGGAGGAGGTAAACGCAAGCGGCTGTACGGCCTTAACATCGATGAACCTTGCCGAGGGCAGCCCAATCCGCAAACTTGTCCTGCCTGCCAACTTCGCGAGCCTGTCGTTGCGTTCGTTGCACGACCTCAAACGCGAGGGGTTGGAGTTCGCCAACATGGCCGCGCTGCAATCCATCAGAATAGAGAATTGCGTGGGGCTTGACGCCGTGGCCATCGTCAAGGAGGCGTTGACGGCTGGGGCTAACGTGAAGTGGCTAAGGTTGCGCGCCAATATGGTAGGTGACGGGCAAGACCTGCTGCAATGGATGCGCGCAGGCATCGGCGGCATGACGGTAAGCGGAGAGCCGAGGCCGAACAAGGGCGGAGTGATGGGCAAGTATCAGCTCACCAACTACATGAGCAAGGAAGAGTTCAGCGCGTTGACCGCCTATTATGACGGGTTGGAGCTAAGGCAGCCCGAATACACCATCGTTGAGCTGACGGATGCGGTACAGCGCGGCGGCCAGTGGGTGGAGGTAGGCAGCGATGCCAACGTGAGCAACCACGACAACAAGACGGGGCTGCTGTACAACAACACCTACCGCCCTAGCGGACACGTACAGGCCATACTCGATGCGCGGCACCGCGTATTGGCAAAGATGACCAAGTACGACCAGTTGGGCAACAGGATAGACAACGAAATGACGTTCTGCCAACTTAGCGACAACGATAGTAATTACTTCCACGACGGCACGCCAGCCGTGCTGGACGGCGCGCAGGGTGAGATGTTCGTGTACAATCCGCACTTCTGGTACAAGGGCGTGAACGACTACTTCGGCAAGAGGAACATCATTGCGTGGAGTAGCAATGCGGAGCGGCCGAGCGTTGCGCCGCATAAGGCCGTCAGCCTGGATGCCGTCAAGGCCGCGGCTGGATATGAGGACGGCAAGGAGGTCTTCGTGAGCGGCGACAACGTGTTGCGTAAGGTGTTGGCCGATTATGCGGTGTGTACCATCGACGTGGAGGGCTGGAAGAGGGTGCGGTTCTGCACCGCCCCGACAAGGCTAAGCGTGTTCGTCGATGCCAACGGGCGCAAGGTTGGCGAGCCTGTCAGCCCAAGCGATGACGACTTCGATGCAGGCATGTACGTCGTGGTGGACGTGCCGAAGAACGCCGTCAAGCTTGCGTTCACCATCTGCAACGTGGCGGTATGGACTGACGTGGTGCTTACCAACAGCACGGAGCTTGCGGACATTGAGCCTGATTGGGTGGAGCATGCGCCGCGGCTCGTGAGCACACCGCGCCCTACAAAGGTAGGCGGCAAGCTTAGGGCTGTCATGAGCGGCAAGCCTGATGCAGGTAACCAAAACGCCATGAACGCCAACGCATACGCCGTAGGCAAGCGCGCCATGCGCTCGACCGAATACTGGGCGTTGCTCATGGGCTTGTTCGTTTCCAAGTACGGCCGCCGCAACGGCACTTCCATGTTCGGCTACTCGAACTATACGGCCGCCAACGGATTGACCGCACCAGCAGGCATGCGCGATGTTCTTTACAAGGGTAACAACAATTACGTCGTCAAGAGTGACGGCCAAGAGGTGCTGATACAGAATACTGGTGCGATGGGTTACGAGAATTGGCCAGGCTGCATGGCGGAGGCGTTGGAGGACAGCGGTGCGCTGACCCTTGCGCGTAATGCGAACGTGCCGCACACCGATTGGCGTACCATCGCGCCTGATGGTAAGGAACACAAGCACGTGTTCATGAGAAACTTAGACGTAAGCACAAGTTTCTTGCGCCGCACGTGGTGGGGCAAGCACCTCAACACGGCGCGCGTGGGACAGGCAAACGGCACTGGTGCGACATACTGGGCGGCGGCGTGCGGCCATAACATGGGTTATACGGAGGTGGTGGCAGGCCAAAACGGCAACACTAGTAACATCGGCACGCTAGCTAGTTTCACATACGGATGGTCGACAACGTTGCGCATGGTGTTTGACGGCAAACTAAAAGAGGAACGGCTGCCAATCGAGTTCATGAAACTGAAAGATAAGATATTCGACGTATGATAGAGGTTAGTAAGGAGTTGCTGGGCGGCAATGCCGCAGGCATCGAAGAGATAGACCCGATACGCGGCGTGTGGCGCGTGCGGTTCGGGCGTGAGAGCGGAGAGGACGGCACGCAGACATGCCTATATGCCGACTTCGACCACAAGCCGACAGATAGCGAGATAAGGGAATTTATAACCGAACACTACGATGCGGAATGCGATGCGGAGTGCGAATGGGGCATGCGTTACAAGGGGCTTATCGTGTATTTGTCTTACGAGAACAAGTTCAATTTCAAGGCGGCGTTCGACATCGCGGCGAGAAACCCTGAAAAGAGTTTCCCACTGACGTTCAAGTTCTGGAAAGACGAGAATACGCCAGTATATTGGGAGTTCAGGACGATTGACGAGCTGACGGAGTTCTACGTATCTGCAATGCGGCACCTCATGGCCACTTACAATAAGTGGTGGGCCAAAAAAGACCGCGAGATAATGCGGCTTATAGACGGATACAAGCCCCTTACGCGCGACAAGATAGAGGAAGGGGGCGAGCCATGAGGGGTTGCGGCTGCGAGAAAGGGCTGCTAAGGTGGCTGCGGCCGCCTTACGCAAAGCTGTTCCATCCTGCCTGCTATGAGCATGATGCGGACTACGAGAGGGGCGGCGGCAGGGAAGACAGGCGGTGCGCAGACCGCGCGCTATACCTCAATATGCTGTCGATAGCGGACAAGCGCAAGGGCAGGCCTTACGCACATTGGCGGCTGGTGAGCGTTGCCCTGCTCTATTACACGGCCGTACGTACCTTTGGGTGGCATTATTTCAATTATAAATAACATTTTAAATTTTAACAATTATGAAAGTATTAAAGAAAGTAAGAGAATGGGTTGAAAAGAACAGCGACAAGATTAACCACTTCCTGGTGTGCATCCTCATCATGCTGTTGTTTATCAAATTCGACCTCGTGGTGTTCCATCGCGAAGTATCGGAGGCTATGGGGCTGGCGGTGTTCTTTACCCTTAGCGTGGCTATCGCTAAGGAGGTGGCCGACTTTTTCACCTACCGCAAGTTCAGCGGCGGCGACTTGATAGCTGGCGTTATCGGCATCGCAATAGGCATGGCCTTAACGCCGTATTTCTTTATCTGGGGAGTTTAGTTTAAGTGTGTACGGGGGCGGTGGGAACTCCCCCCCCGTATTTTTATACAATAATATGCAAAATGAAAAAGAAGACATACAGCAGTGCGCCGCTGCCGTTCATGGGACAAAAAAGGCGGTTTGTAAAAGAGTTCCGTAAGGTGTTGGCGGAGTACCCCGACGATGTGACCATCGTAGACCTGTTCGGCGGTTCGGGCATATTGTCGCACACCGCAAAGGCTGTAAAGCCTAACGCAGTAGTGGTTTACAACGATTTCGACAATTTCCGAAAGCGTCTAGAACACATACCGCACACTAATGCGTTGCTTGACAAGATACGGCCGTTGGCGTGTTCCGTCGACAAGCTGCACCGCATACCGAATGACGTTCGCGACCGCATTCGCGAACTGGTAAGGGAGGAGGAGCAAAGGGTCGGCTTTGTGGATTTTTATACGATTTCCCAATCGTTGATGTTCTCGATGAAGTACGCCACCAGCTTAGGCGAGTTCTTAAAATCGACGTTGTACAACCGCATGGTCGGCAATGGCTACGATGCGGATGGCTATCTTGACGGCCTGACAATCGTAAGCGAAGATTATAAGGTGCTGTTCGAGCGTTACAAGGACACTCCGAATGTGCTGTTTGTCCTCGACCCTCCCTATCTGTCCACCGACGTAGGCGCATACACGGAATACTGGTCTTTGTCTAAGTATCTCGATGTGCTGCAATTGCTTATGTCGCGCGACTTCATTTATTTCACATCCAACAAGTCGCAGCTGTTGGAGCTATGCGAATGGTTTGGGAAGAGTGGGCTAGGGCATAACTTTTTTGACGGGGCAAGGCGCATCGAATTGCCTGTGAGGGCATATAGTTTAGAATACATCGACATCATGATGTATAAGCGCGCATCGGCAGATAAGGCGGCTAAGACCGCATAATGAATGTATAATATTTTAAATAGTTTTATATGATGGATTTTAGATTTTTCTTTGCATCGCTCTTCTCCGCCGTGCTGGGCTTTTTGTCGCCCATCACCGACTTCATGATGGCGGCGGCGATGCTGTTCGTCGTCAACTTCCTGTTCGGCCTGTTGGCGGCATCCGTAGGGCATGAGGGGTGGCAGTGGAAGAAGGCATTCACCTTTTTTTGGCACTGCTTTATCTTCTTTGGCCTGATAACGTTCATCTTCATGTGCGGCCATTTTATGCACAACCGCGAGGGCGCGATACAATGCGTTTCCGTGGTGTGCTATGCGGCCATATACATGTACGGCGTGAACATCTTGCGTAACTTGCTGCTTGTCGTGAAAAAGGACACACCGCTGCACAAGCTGCTCGATTACGGATATTACGTCTTAACGCTGAAATTCTGCCAGAAATTGCCGTATTGGAAAGAGTACGTTAACAGCGGTACGCGCAATCATGGCGAGATAGATGCGACCAAACCGAGGGAAGGGCAAGGACATGGCTAAGCTGGAAGTTCTCGCGCCCTACATCCTCGCATGGGAGGGCGGTTTCGTAAACGACCCCGACGACCGCGGAGGGGCGACCAACAAGGGCGTAACGCTTGCCGTATGGCGCAAGCAGGGGTACGACAAGAACGGCGACGGCGTTATCGACGTGGCCGACCTCAAACTGATTACGGCCAAGGATGCCACGGACATACTGCGCAAATGCTACTGGAACAGGTGGCAGGCCGACCGCATCAAGTCGCAGAGCATCGCCAATATCCTAGTCGACTGGGTTTGGGGCAGCGGACAATGGGGCATCACCATACCGCAGCAGATGCTGGGCATTACGCCCGATGGCGTGGTGGGCGACAAGACCATCGCCGCGCTTAACGAGAAAGACCCTATCGCGTTCTTTAACGCCTTGAAAGCGCGCCGCCGCGAGTTCTTGCAGGGCATCTGCCGCACGCGGCCTGCCAACTATAAGTTCTTGCGCGGCTGGCTCAACAGACTGGACGGCATCAGGTACGGCTCACTGACCTACGGCCGTAAGGAGGTGAAGTTCTAAATGGCGTTATAAGTACAGACGTAAACGTAATAAGTACAAATATAAGTGTTTTATGAAAAAGTTTGTTTTGGCGATTATAAGCGCGATTATCTTAGCCGCACTTGCAGGGTGTGGCACAAAAAGGCTCGTAGAGGCTCATATTTTGCGCGACAGCGTTTATATTTATCGCGATAGTGTAGTACTAAGGTACGTAAAAGATAGCATCACAGAGCGCGAAAAAACGACCATTTCGACAAAGCGCAATGAGCTGACGGGGCAAGACACCATTTTTGTCGTCCGCGAAGTGTGGCGCGACAGGTGGCGGATGCGTGCCGATACGATACGGAAGGTGGAGTGGCGCGACAGGTGGCGCACGAAGATAGATACGCGCGAGGTTACGAGGACGCGCGGCGGCTGGCGATATGCGGCGTTGTTTTTCTTTATCCTGGCGTGCGCATGCTGCGTGTATGTGGTCGTGTCAAGGGTAATACGATAGTTTGTAAGGGGTGGTAAGTGAATTGCTTGCCGCCCCTTACTGCGTTTATTTGTCCGTGCCAACCTGTGCGAGGTTGTCGAGGATAAGCCGCACGGCCTTGTCCGCGTGCTTGCGCATAATCTTCAAGTAGTTGAAGATTGGGCGGTTTCCCTTGACACTCTGGCCGATACAGTACTCCAGCACTTCAAGCGATACGCCCAGGTCAAACCCGTGCTGTACGAATGACTTGCGCGCCGAATAGTAGCACACGCGCCGCGCATCGGGCAGGTTCAGTTCCTTAGCCAACGACTTGATGCCGCGCGTTATGTATTGCAGGAAATTGCGGTAACTGAACTTATAGCCGAAGTCCAGCCTGCCTGTCTTCTTGTCCATCCACCTGTCGATGATGGCGCGCGCCTCTGGCTGTATGGTGAATGATATGCGCTTGTCCGTCCGCTTGGTATTGCGTGACTTGTGCCGCACGTATTCGAGTACGGAGGTATTGCGGAAGTCCACGGCTAAGAGGTCTATGAGGTTGATGCCGCCCAGGTAATACGACAGCATGAACAGGTCGCGCGCCACGCGGCACTTCTTTAACCGCGGCTGCGCATCACGTATGGCCGCCACGTCTTCGGGAGATATGTCCAACTCGCGCTCCTCGTCAGTCGGCCTCTTCCAATAGGCGAATGGATGCACGGAGTACGTGACTAGCTGCGCGCGGATGGCGCGGTTAACGATGGTGCGCACCATCGACATGTTCATGCTTGTGTAAGCCCTTGACAGGCCGCGGCGCAGCAGCCACCGCTCGAAGTTGGTTATCGTGTCCGTGCCGATTTCCGACAAGAACACGTCACCGCCCGAATATTCGCTGAACAAGCGCAGCGAGTTGGCCAGCATCGCCGCGTATGCCCCTCGGCCGTCTTCGGTCAGTTCCGCGCGGTATTGCCCCGACACCTGGGCGAACGTGGCGGCGGTGGAATGCGGCCGCATGGATGCCAACAGGTCACGCAATTGCTTGCATGTGTATATGTCGGGGTCTGGCACTCTTTCCAGCCGCCGCTCGTAGTCGTCGAGCAATGCGCGCAGTTTGATGTTCATTTGGTGCGCGCCAGGAATGCGCACAACGATGCCGCCAGAGAACTCGCTGGGGCTGTTCACCTTGTACTTGGTTACGATGTAGTGCGTGGTTGACTTGTGTCCGATGGCTATGCGTATCTTGTACGTGCCATCCTTGGCCTGCGTGTAGCGCAGTAATGCGAGCTTGATTGTTGCCATTTTTTATGCCTTTAAAATTTTCGGAACAAATAAAAAATATTCGCTTAATTGCTCAAATTTGAGAAATTACAGCGTTTTTTTATTAGTCGGCATTCGGTGGCCGCAGGGTTTGGAAATGGCGAAAAGCCTTTAAACAGCTTGTTTACGTGGCTTTTCGCCCATAGTGATTCCGTTGGGGTTCGAACCCAAGACCCACAGCTTAGAAG